TATACTCATTAGACATCCAATTTTCAAGAAAAGAATTCGCATCCGACGTCTGTCCAGTTTGCACATTTTTCCTACACTTTACAAAATAAATATCAATCTCAACTGTTGTAGTCAAAATATTCGTTAAAGTAACATCCATCCTACAACCATACAATACCAATTTCACATTATCACGAGTAGGAGGTCCAACAGTTCCAACACTACCCGCATTGGCCAGACTACGATTAACACAATCACTAGATATCAACGTAAGGTCCGTAGTATCTTGATTAGCACCAATAGTAAATGTGTTATTTCCAAAGAGCGTGAGACTAACCCATCCCTGTTGCGAATTCTCCGAATTGCCATTAGTAACGCCAATGACAGAATATGTTCGCGCAACATGGACATGAGGTGTTTCGGCTAACGATACAAACTTTTGAATAAGATGCCTCTTTATCTTCTTACGTAACTTCTTCCTACCCCGCTTCGATATCGGGCGCTTCCGGTATAATACCTTCGTCTGGTGGTACTGATCCTCGATACCCTGGTCTTGCGTGCGCATGTGGTGCATCTCATTATCCTTCGCGTGCTGACTTACCTCCCGCAATATTTCCCTATTACGCTTCTGGTCTCGGATATACGAATAAGCTCTTCGCAAATGATGACGATTATGATATAAATAATGACCAATAGCACTGCTTCCCGCTCGAATTATCGCTTGATGATACCGCGGCATGTGACGTTCACTATTTTCGCTATGTCGAAAATGATTGGTCAATCATAATCGCAATCCCATAAATAACCACACTTGTGCCAACGTTACATATAGTGTAGCGAAGTTGCTAGGTAATACTGTACTAGCAACCTCGGAACAACCAATCATGGCAAAGAATTATTCATTCACACTTAACAATCCAACCAATCAAGAAATTCAACATCTGGATTCACTCTTCCCGAACCAGGTAAAATATCTAATTTATCAAATAGAACGTGGTCTTAACAATACAGAACACGTGCAAGGATACGCACAACTCACCAAAAAGTCCCGACTGGCCAGATGTAAAGAAATTTTGGGAAACCGATCTCACATTGAAATATCCCGCGGCACCCCGCAAGAAAATACAACCTACTGCAGTAAACCCGACGGAAGAATATCAGGACCATTCATTTATGGAGAGCCTACGGTTCAAGGACAACGGACAGATATCGAAGAATTTGTGGCCGCATCAAAAAGAATGAGGGAAACAGAACTTGTAGAACAATTTCCTCATCAATATGTTAAATATTATAAATGTGCATCAAGAATAAAACAGTTGTTTATACAAAAATGTGATTGGGTAAAAGAAGTAACAGTTTTCTATGGCAAATCAGGGACAGGCAAAACACGAACGGCACGTGATCAGGCCGGGGCCGACGTGTTTTTTCTGTCAAAAGGGGACTCGAACCAAAGTGTTTGGTGGGACGGATATGAGGGGCAGGAATGTGTCATAATCGACGACTTCTATGGCTGGCTTCCCTGGTCCATGATGCTACGGTTGCTAGATCGTTATCCATTTCAGGTACAAGGTAAGGGCACAATGTTAGAATTCGTTAGCAGAAGAATCTTCATTACAAGTAACGTGCACCCTAATCATTGGTATATGAATATTCCAAATAATGATATGACACCGTTATTAAGACGAATAAATTTAATACAAGAATTAGTTTAATTTTAAATTGTTTTTTTTATTTTTTCATTATTTTATAAATAAGTGGCATTGCGGGGGCTTCCGCGCCCCCAACCCCCGCGGTGCCGCTTCAAAGCGGATGCTGGCGCATAGCGTCATCTTGCGCTGAAGCGCGCTGCTAATATAATATTTTCCGTAAAGGCCGTTTTAGTCGGGCAGGGGGTCTTACGGATGACCCTGTTGATAGCTCATCCCCACAGATGGCTGTCCTTGGTGTTTATACTTGTAAACTTTTTTCGCCTGAATGGCAATACTTGCAGGTCCCACATAATAATTTGTTGTATCAGTACCATCCCATAATCCCCTAAATCTAAATAATAATGCTTCCGTTTTACCTTTCAACCAAGCATCGTCTTCCGTAAACGTTTCCCCATCGTAATCAAACATTTTCTTGACATTATGAACAAACGTAATCACACCTAACCCTGGTAAAGTGATTCTTCTAACCTCCGTAATTAAAAAGTGAGAACAAAACGACGGAATTTGCCACGGCTCAATTCCACGATAATTAACCCCAGAAGCAATACAAAACGCTGACGTAGTTTGATTAGCACCAGAATTATACTCATTAGACATCCAATTTTCAAGAAAAGAATTCGCATCCGACGTC